ATCTTTTACAGATACATTAATTCATCCAACTTTTGTCCTAAGACTTCTAAACGTTGAATCAATTCTGTCATCTGACCTGCAATGCCTTCAAGCTGATTTGGCATATCACCTGTAAAAACAGATTGTAAAGATTTTAGTTTTTCAGACGCTTCTTCTGCATTGTTAGCACCAGCTTTGATTTTTGCAGATTCATCAAGGAAGTCATCAATAGTTTGACTAAAAGAAGATTCAATAGCAGATAAATCTACATCGAAAACCCTTGCTGCTTCTTTAATGGACGCAAAATAAGTGTTAAATCCTTCTAATTGTCTATCAGCAGATAAAGCCTTTTTACCGCTAAATCCACTCATATTAGTATAAGCTTCGCCTAAAGTTTCCCAATAATTAGCTAAATAACCACTATAGCGACTTGCTTGACCAATTAATTGCTCTACAGCTTGTTTTGGGTCATTGATTTTACTTGAACTATGCTTATTAATCCAATCCATAACAGCTTGTTCATACATTTTAGCTTGACGCTCTAATTCTGGAACAGCTATATTCTTAACATAATCTTTATTTTGAGTTAAGTTATTGATTGGATTGTTCTTCTTTACACCTAAATCTAAATTAAAGCTAAAGTTCAAACTGCCCATTGTTTTAGCCAGTTCTTTAAACTCACCTTTAACATCAGATAACGCAGTTTCAATACTATTAATAGAATTAAGCAAAGGTTTCATTGTAGAATCTTTACCTAAATCACCAAACGCTTTTCTTATTTCATTAATAGAGGAAGTCAATGAATCTAAGGAAGATTCAAGTTTTGAAATATCCCTTGAAGATGGAAGGTTATTAGTTAAATCGCCATTATGAAAATCAATATTAGCAGCTTTTTGTAATTCTTTGAAAGACTTAGTAATATCCTTAATATCTTTAAGAACATCTTGTTTATTGGCAATTTGGATAGTTGCAACTAATTGAGCATCGTCTAATTGTTTTTGCAAACTACTTATATCACCTAATTCAGCTTGCACTACTGCGCTAAATACTTCCTGCATAATTCACTCACTCCTTTATCAATCAAATAAAAAAAGCGTCCATTAAGAACGCTTTGTAAAATCTATATTTTATTTATGCTGTCTGTTGTACAGCAATTTTTAATTTATCTAAATTCTTCCACTTTCTATCTTTAGCAGTAGCATCATTATAAATTGCAATCATACCATGTCCTGTACTTTCAGACCAACCAGTAAGATACACAATAAAATCATCTTCCAAATCAAGCGACTTGAGATATGATATATGATAATGTCTGAGATTATGAGGATAACATGGTTTATCTACAAAATCGCTCCATGTGTTTATCCATTTTCTTAACCCTTCTGCTGTTGTAGGTGTACCAGTATGTTTATTGATAAAAATACTGGTATGCTCTTGATTATATTCTTTCATAATCTTTTCACGCTCTATAAGCCATTTATGATAATAAGGTAAAAACGTATCTTTTAAGACATATTTAATCAACATCTTGCCATTAACCCCTCTACCTTTTGTTCTGATTTTCTTAGTTGTTTCTAAGAATAAACCATCGAAAGCAGTATTTTCTTCGTCAATTAAATCAGTAGTAAACAAATTAAGTTCTGACACTCTTGCACCACATGAAATAGCTAAAGCCAATAAACACTGTTCCTGTATTCTACCTTGCTTTTCAAGCTCACTGAAAATTAAATCAATATCAGCCTTACTTAAAACAGTTTTCTCACGAACAGTTTCTTTGACTGGTTTTTCAATCTTAGGTAAAAGATTTCGAAACATTGGATATTCATCATCAAAGATATTTTCAATCCATGCACTAAAACTGGACAAACTACTATGCATATTAGCATATCTGTTACTGTTCCATTTTAGCTCAGTAACACAATAATCAAAGAAATCCATCAAATGACGCTTTTTAATATCTACAAAAAATAGATTGTCATTCTCCAATAAGTTCCATACAAAAAAGATATTTAAATTTGACTGATATACTATAACAGTTTTAGGAGAACGTTTAGTAGCAAAGTTCTTTAAAAATCTATCCATCAGTTTCTTGTTGTCTGGATTAATTTGTTCAATCAATTCTTGATTAGTAATAACCTTTCGGTAGGTTTCTCTGTTTCTTGCCATTTGTCACCCTCCTTTTCTCATATTATAGCATTTCTCTCACTTATTGGAAATAGTTGAGAATAACTAAAGTTTGATTATTCAATTCTACATTAAAGAGAATTATCGCACTGGAATACCTGCTTTCTTTAATGCAGACTTTAATCTATAATGTGCTTCACCCGTAATTTCTTCAATAGGCATTTGCCATACAGAAGTGCCATCTGGGAATCCTATATATCCACCATGAGTATATCCATTGTAAGCTGCAAGCTTAAATACTTCTATGTCATTATCATGTGTCCAAGGTTGACGATGAAATGTGTTGGAATACCAATGACCAGACAAAGTGTTAGAATCTACAAAACCACCTATACGTTTTTTGGAATAGTCTAATTTTGACAAATCAAAATAAACTTCTGCTTTATATCCATTTGGCGTTTCTTGTATTTCAGACTTAACTAAGGACTTAAATAACTGATATGTTCTACGATAATATTCTGGACTAAATTCAGTATAAAAAGCATATAAATGGTCTTGAATTGTTTTGAATACATAGCTTTGCATATCTTTTACAGCTTTTTCACATCTATCTTTCAGCACTTGCTTTAATTGGCTTGGAGTATAAACCTTTGTAGCCATTTAATCATCTCTATTCTTCAACAGGGGATTCTAATGCTTTGTCATTAGTAGTTGAAGTTTCTTCCTGTTTAAAATCCACTTCAACTACAGCGTCTTTTTTCTTTTTAGACTTTTTAGGTTTGGCAGTTTTGGCAAGTTCATCAATTCTTTTAGTACGAGCCTGTTTCTCTGCTTCACGTTTTTCTACTAAATTTCTATACAAATCAGTATTCATATAAGCTTGTGCAAGTTTTTCATAATCAACATTTTGACCCTTTAAGGAAGTAGCTAATTCATTAACAGCATCTAATTTACTTAAATCCACATCTTTCATTCTATCTTCTAAGGTCTTAAACAGGCTTGCCAAATTATCCATTAAAGGATTTCTATGAATACCAGTCTTATATTCGATGTTAAGTTCTACAGCTTCTTCAAGTTCTTTCCACAATTCTTCATCAATGTCATTTTTAACGATTTCAATAATATCACTGTTATAAACAATATTTTCCATTTCATCAATGGCATTATTCTCTTTATTGGAAATAGCACTTACATCTGCTGTAGTAAAAGTACGAATAACAGCATACTTAAAAGCTACATCTTTTAACAAGCTATTATAATTATCACCAGTGAATAGCAAAGAGGTAATAATGCTAATAAACTGTACTTTTTTCTTTGCTGGCAAAGAAGTGTAATACATAAACTGCATTTCTTCTCCATTCAAGTGATATACACCATTTTTAATTGTATTTCTTAAACCATTCATATTTTTACCTCCACTAATTCACACTTAAAAATAGAATTTTAATGATATTCTGAAAAGAATTTATCTAAATTCCAAGTATATTTAACACGTTTCTTTTCTCCCGCAATCGTAATTGCATGATGTAAAATTAAGTCCATTTCATTAAAACTCTTTTTATTAATGCTTTTACACATTCTATTAAAATCTTCTATACGTTGAAAATATGTACGCTCTACATTGTTTTTTTCATCACGAAAATTAAGAATAAAACCTGCATTGATACCATCATATATAGAAGCTTTTGTGAGTCCTTCTATTTGATGTTTGTGTATTAATTTAGGTTCTGGACTGTCTTGCGATACATTTTCAAATGTCATATATTTTTGTTTTGTACTTTTCAGCTCAAAACACCATAAGGTTCTTGTTTTAGTATTGAATACTAAATAATCATACGGATTATTTCGAGTATATTTTGTTTTTTCACTTTGATTATATGCCTGTGCTGTATCTTTCAATCTATGCAACCAACAATAATCTGGAACGCTTTTTGCAAAGTCATTTTCAAACGCCTTGCCTACATTCTTAGCCATTGGACTTCACCTTATCTCGTTCAATGTTAGAATTTTTCCAAAGTAATTTTAATTTATTATGGTCTTGCTTAGAAAAAACAAAAACAAAGTGCATCTTATCATCTACGCAAACGTCATATAGTCTTGCACCATGAAAAACATAAAATGCCGCTTGTAATGTATTTCTAAAAAACACCATATCTTTATCTTCATAGGCTAAACCAGTAATATCACTTTCAATTTTCATACTTGTCACACCTAACGTAAAAAAAAGGGAAAATATTAATCATTTTAGTGTGAATAATATCTTCCCTTCTAATTTTTAAAATTAAACAATATTCACACTTATCTTTTACAATTCTTTTTAGTTCTAAATGAACTATAAGAATCTTCTATTTTATCGTTACAAAAATCTAAAATAGATTCTTTTGTTACGTTATTTTCATTTATCATAATATCTTCCACGTTTTCTTCTACATTATCTTCAATAATATTTTCAACGCTTTCAGTAGGAAGTTCATTATAATTCAAAATATCTAAAACGATATTTTTAATATGTTCTCTATACGTTTGAACATCAGAAGTATCTACATTTAAAAGTCTTTCTTTTGCTTCTGCTTTATCATACACACCCACAGAGAACCCATGAATAATCTGGTAGATTTTATAATGTTCAGAAGTATCGGTAAATTTCTTCCAAGGAGTTAATTGCATACTATCTTTACAAGAAAGACATTTGTGATATTCTTTGCCACAAATAGAACAAGTGGAATTGTTTTTATTGTCAACCATTATAAACACCTCCCATTTTATTATTAATTGACAAACGCTTAAATATCATCAATACAACAAACAATAGAAATTATGCTGATTTCATTGTTTGCTCTACGCATAATATTTATAAAAATAATAAAATGGGGCGAGTGTTGTTCGCCCCATTTTATTACATAGCACATTAGTATTACTCGTTTACGATGATAGCAAAGAGTTCATCTTCTCCCTCTTCTGCACAGTAATCTTTCATCATCTGGAAGTCTACAGGATGTTTACCAGTAGAAGTTAAAGCCAATTCAATCTGTTCTGGATTGATTTTAGCTTTTGGACAAAGAATTACACCAGAGTAAACAAGATTTTCATTACATTTATCTTTGAAGTAAGCGTAAATTCTCAGCTTCATTGCAGATGGGAAGTTAGAAGCCATATTGCGTACACGAACTGCATTTTCAGTTTCAAAGTCATATTCAACATATACTTTACCAGTTAAACCAGTAGGTACAGTGATAACTTTATCTTCAATTACAAATTCGGTAGCAGAAACAGCAGAACCAACTTTGTAACCAGTACCAGTTTCACCATTTGCAATAGAGTAAATGTACATAACATCCTTTGCAGGAGTATGTTTCAGAGTTACAGTACCATCTTCACCAATAGGAAGAATTTCATAGGTAGAAGTAACAATTTTAGATTCTGCACTTGCAACTTCTTTCTTAGTACCATACTGAGCAGCAGCAAGTTCAAGAGAAATCAGAGAGTTAGTAGCAGAGAAAGTAGCACGTTTTGCACGATATAAAGTAGTAATTAATGCACCAATAGCATCAACAACTTCTTCACCTTCTGCGGTACACTGTAAAGATGGTTCTTCCAAAGAAGTCAATCTCAACAGCAATTCATCGGTACTTAAATCGTGACCAGTTAAACTTCTTACACGGTCAAGAATTACATTTAACATATATACTTTCGTATATGATTAGACTATATCATCAACCTTACATCAAGGTTGTACTGCGCTTCGATTTAAAGGATTCTCACCTACTGAGATTTTCACTCAGCCCTACTTCTATTGTGGAATTTCACCACCTATGGAATAGTCGTTAGACCTTCAATTATATATCAATATAATTGCTTGGCACAGGATTGTCGTATAACAATATAAAGTTACTTAGATTTTCCCTGTTAGCATAGTTTTTCATCGTCATTTCCTACGATTACAATAGCAAACTACACACCCTATATTTATAGGTTCACAGTATTTTCGATATGTATTACTACATAAAGGAGCTAATTAAAGACCGTTAGTTAACTCATTTTTATTAAAAGCCATAATTGTTTCCTCCTTAAAAATAATAAAAACCCATGCTAATCAGCATAGGTTTTTAAATCTCTCCTGCCCATTCTAAACGTGTTCTATCCACGCCTTTTAAGCTGGAGAATCCAGAATACGCACCTTGCAAAAGGAGTTCCGCATCCTGTATTTTACCAACACGTTTGATATTATCTAAAAACGCATTGATAGTCATATTATATATCTTATTATCTCCACATAAACCACACTTTACAGTTAATGCAGAAACTAATGGTTTTAACATACTTTTGTATGGTTGTCTTGATTGAGCCATAGCTTCGTCCCTTGCATCGTCAATTAAATCCATTTTGGTCTTTTCGTTTGCAGGAAGTTCACTATTTCTTTTAAAATAATGTATTTGACGAACTGCATCTACCATTCTGGTATATACAGCTCTGTCAATTTTTACATCATTTACCACATCATATAATTCTGGTTGCTGTGTTTGGTTGTTGAAAAAACCTTGAAAGTCAGCTAAATCCAATGGCTCAAACACACCTTCGGCATTTTTCTTTTTTAAAGTTAATGCTAAAGGATTAAAATACATAGCATCTATATCTTCTTGTGACGTTAAATTTGCCAATTCTTGTTTGTATTCTTCGGGATTAGACAACCATTTATCATATAATCGTTTCTTGCTTGAAACTAAATGAGATATAAACTTAATGAATAAATCAAAATCTTCAATTTGTGTATAATCAATATTTGAATAATCCCAAAGTTGCCACTTAAAATCAGCACCAACACCACAAAGATTATGTACAGCATTAAAATATTTACGTTCTCCAAAATCTATGATTTGGTCTATTGTTGGTTGGACAACCATAATTTTAGGAGTAATGAATATATCTTTACCCCTGTAAATTTTCATTTCATCAAATTCATACATTACAAAATTCACACCTATTCATCTTCTCGACACATTGATTTATTAAGGTCTGTACCTTCAAAAATTAATTGTCTATATAAGTAGTCTGACTGATATGCACCTTCGATATTTTGAATTAACTTCATTTCACCAATGCCATATCCAGATTGTCCATTGATTTTTTTATCAATTAGCTTAGATAAATAATCATTACGGTTATCTGTAACCTTTGGTATATTATCCACAACCATGTGTTTTTGATGTGAAATAACCCAAATCTCAATACGAGGTTTTACAAAAGTCTGGTCTGCTTCATAGAATGAATGAGGAATTTGTACTTGAATTGTAATGAAAGTACCTGCGGTTTCTAATGTATATGGATTTTGATGGTAAGTAAAAATATGAGTATTAATTAATTTTTCTGGTAAAGTTACGGAATCACTATCAATCGCTTGAATGATTTCTGGGTCTTTGATAAATTCTCTGACAATTCTATTTTTGGCAATACCTATAATAGAACTATGAGACATATTAAATTAACGACTCGATTCTAATAATCAAATTAGACGAATAATTACCATCTAAATCAGTTAAAACCAATTTAAATTCCTCATCTATATAGTTATCATTATCGATACCTATTTTAATTTGATTATCTACTTCTTGTACAATTAAATCATCTTGGAAATCACAAACAATTTCCCATTTAGGAATAATTCCTGTAATCTCTTTGCCATACTTATCATAGAATGTCGCATCAAAAACCTGTAAATCGCCACCAGATTTAATAATCTTAGAATCAAAAGATATAACTGATTTAGCAACATACTTTTTATCAGCATTATTTGTTTTTACATCTTTTGGATAGATATAATCGCAAATTCCTAAATCAATTCTATCTGTTTCGCTATTAATTACAGTTTGCATCAAAGTTACTTTAACTAAGCCTTTTTTGCCATAAGCATAGCTTGTCGTATCATTCTGTGTTACCACATAAGGCGTAGGGCTTATAGGATTTTTATCTAAGAAAAATCTTTGTGGACTACTAATTAAAACTGTATTTTTATCAGCAGGTAAAGTAATCATGTGCTGTGCAGTACCAATAGCAAACAGTTTGTTTGGCTGTTCACCAGAGTTATACTGCGTTGAATTAATATTGTGACATGGGTATTCTAAAATCTCTCCATATTTATTTTGCCATTTCAAAATCCAATTACATAAAGTAAGTTTTCCTTGCCAATGAATATTATCTATATTAAAGGACTCTGTACAAATCCAGTGTTCTTCCATTTCGGAATCGTATAGAATATCACCAACATAAACAGGCACATCCATTAAAGTTTGGAACTGTGCAGTAGCACCATTCGCATTAGAAAAAGTCCTATGATAAATACGAATATCTAACGGTTCTTTTTCGTTATACGATTTGGTTTCTAAATCCCAAACGAATATGCCAGTAGCAAAAGAAGCATCGTCTTTAAATGTTGCTTCTAACATTCGTTTGTTGTTTTGAATATTTTCATTTCTTAATGAACCACCGCAAAGATTCATTCTTTTATTGAATTTCTCCAATGAAATCAACTACGACACTTCCTTTCTACAATTTTTTTAACAAAATGATTTTCTTTTTTTATAACCTGTATTCCAAGATTCACTAATTTCTCCGTTTGAAAAGCCACCCCAAGCATAACGACTAATCAGCGTTTCGTTTTCAGCTAAAAAACGAGTATGCATAGCCATTAAAGAGTTAAGAAAATTCGCAGGAGAAAAAGCATTGAAGTCTACTGAACTTAAACTTGCTTTTAATACAGAAGGAACTCTAATACAATTAGAATCGATATATTCTAAAACAGCATAATTACTTAAAATATCTATTTCTTCTATAGACAATTCTTCATTAAAACGTTCAAGTTTATCATTTCTATTATTTAAATTCTTTCTACAAACATGAAATCTTGCAATAGCTGGAACGAGATAATCATGCAACAAATCTTTTACTTCATCCACAGTCATAATTGGAATATCATAACTTTGAAACTTCGGTAAAACATTTTCATATATTCTTTCATAAGAAGTAGGCATGATTAACACACCTCCCCTTTTATCCTTGTTATTCAAGGAAGGAAAGTAAATCTAAACCAAGCTGTTTTTCTAATGTTCTAATTACATAAACATCAGAAATATCACCGTTAGCAATTAGGGTTTTAATTTTATTGTAAACAGTTAATTTCATACTGCTTGGCATTTCTTTAATAGCCGCACAAACTTTAGCTAAATTATTTTTACTGTAACTATCTTTATTCATTACAGTTTCGTATTTAGCGTATGTACCTTTTAAACCAAGCTTATCAATTACTCTTTCGTCCATCGGTTTCAACCAAAGTTCTTTAAAGTAAGTTTTATATCCTCTCCACAGATTTTTAATAACTGCAAAGGACATCACTTCTTCATCGTCAACTTTTTTCCAAGAATACATATCTCCAGTAGTGCTATCTTTATAGCTAACATTAGAAATTAAAGATTTTACAACAATTTCATCAGAATCCTCTAATGGAACAACTTTTTTAGAACTTTCCTGTTTTTCTACATTTTCTTCTTTTACACTTTCATTAGAAACAGCAGAAGTCATAACTTCATCAGAAACAACTTCTGCTGTGCTTTTAGTTTTGCCTTTAGCCATAACTAAATCCGCCTTTCTTACGCAATTCAAACTTATAGTAAATTACAGATTATGCAAATCTAAACATACCAAAGTATGCAGGTAACAGCATACCCATACCCATACAGGTCTGAATCTGAACATCTACAGACATATCATTATATTTCTTACCAGTAGTGTCCATATCGGAACGAGTATCACCTACAAATTCAAGTTTAATAGGTTTAGAATCGCCACCCATAACGAAAATCATATTATCGTCTAAAGCAAGTTCAAAAGTACCAGATTTTAAGGTCTGTGGGATAATCATCAGTTTGTGACCTTCCCAATCACCAATAGAACCAGTATTAGCTTTTGCTTCTCTCTGAGAATTTGCAAACATTTTGTCTGGAATGATACCAGCAACTTTACGCAAAGCACCTCTTGTACCTGCCAGAGTCAGTTCACTATAACCACCAGCAGCCATAACTTTATCACATAAAGCACCTAAAGCTTCTTCGTCATTACCATTAGCTACAAAGTCCTGTGGAACAGCGTCTGCAACATTCTGGAACTGAGCATACAGTCTGTCTTGAATGAATTTGTTAACAGATTTATGGATTTTATCCATCATTTTCTCTAATGGAGTAATACCTAACAAGAAACGTTCAAGTTCTTCATATACATGGATGTAGAACCATTCTCTTGGTAAGGTAATTTCTGCGCCCATTTCAAATGCCTGTCTATTGGTGTCCCAATGGTTGCCAGCAAAAGTAGCTACAGACAGTAAACCACCTTCGGAATAGAAAGCAGATTTGTCGCCCAATGCACGATTTTTAACTTCTACGAAAGCTTCAATGAAAGCAGAATTTAATACGTTTTCGCTAATGGAAGTATTTACGATTTCTTCCATAATTTCAAACATTACTAAGTTGTTACGTCTGAAAGCCTGATACATAGTCATGCCTTTCAGATAGTCTTTATTGATGGTGTCACGCAGGTGTTTTTCTAAGTCTCTAACAGTCAGTTTTTCTTCATCGATGTGACGAGAATATTCACCTCTTGCTAAATCCAGAGTTAAGTCGTAAACCTGCATATCATTTGCACTAAAATTAGTAATAGCCATAACTTTTACCTCCTATCTCTTATTTAGCCAAAGAATTAACTTTTACTTCGTAAATTTCTTTCTGAGAACCGTAAACGTGAGCTTTAGTAACCAAAGAATTGCTTACCATACGTTTTCTCATAATCTGAGCAGACATAACAGCTCCTTCGGTTTCAGAAGTAGAAGCAACTAATTTACCAGAAGCGTCAATAGTTGCATATACTGGGGTTGCAGTAAAGTCAGCAGTACCAGTAACAGTTTCACGAGAATCAGCAGTAAAACCTTCGATAGCAGTACCAAATTCATCAGTTACTTTCATAACATATGCTCTAAATGGTACACCAGCTTCAATAATAAAAATATCTCTACGCTGATTGGTAATGCGGCAGGTATCATAATCCCATGCAGGATTGTTAGCAACAACAACTTCTGCACCTTCTTTAGTACCTTTTACAAATTTATAGATGTTAGATTCACCTTCTGCTAAACCTTCTAAGTAGCCGAAAGTGCCATTCTCAACAGGTTCTTCGCATACAGCATCAAAAATACGTTCTGCAAAATGAACACTTCTCATATTCACAGACTCAAACACATTGTAAATAGCCATGTTGTTTTCCTCCTTAAAAAATCACATAAAAAAAGACCGCCTAAAGCAGTCAATGTAGTATTTAAAATTTATCTTTTATTTACTTTTTCTGATATTACCGTATTTGGTCTGAACAAACATATCGCCATTGTCAATATTTTCATCCATAATTCCAAGTACACCAGAATTGTTCTGTCTACTAAAATTGGTTTTATGTACTCTATTTTCTTTTACATAAAGCAGAGCGCATTTATTCTCAATTTCTTCAACAGACATTTCAGCTTTGTTAGCTTTAATAGCGGCAAATTCTTCGTTATTACCTAAATCTAAAGCATAATCAGAAATAATAGCATCTTTACGAGCATTTAATTCAATTTCAGCTTTTTCTTCTTCTGCTTTAACATAAGCATCATATTTAGGTTTCATTTCTTCAAAATCTGCTTTCACAGTTGCGTAATTAGTCTGTGCTGTTTCCAATTCATTTCTAACACCTTCAAGTTCGCCTTGAATTGTTGCATAATTAGTTTCAGCAGTAACCTTTTCTTCTTCTGCGGTAGAGAGTTTTGCATTTACTTCATCTACTTTTTCAAAAGCTAACTGTTCAATTTCAGCAATGTGCTTACCGAAATCAAAACTACCTTCTGGAACTTCTGTTCCTTCTTCGTAGTTTACATACTGGATTTTCTTTCTATTGCCATTAGTAAAGTCAATTTCGGGTTTATCGCCATTGATAGTGAATGGGAAACCATAATGACAGTAATTGTTCTTTCTGTCTACAACAATCACTTCGTCATCTTGAATATCCTGCAAATAGAAGCGAGGACAAGTGCCACAACCCCACGCACTTTCCATAACTTCTTGCTGACTCACTAAATTGGAAATATCAGAGAAAAGTTCCATAACAGTCTGTCCAAAGTCTGTAGCTGGCATGATTCCAATACCTCCTTGATTAGATTTTTCATTCACCATCTTGGTGAAAAGATTTAAGTTTTCACACAATTCATTTTGCATTTCTTTTACAAAATCTGTCATTGTGAATTGAACTTCAACAGTAGAGTTCATCATAGCTGGTTCATAAGATTCTCCAAGAATACAAGCAGCTCTAAAAGAAAATCGTGTAAAATGGAATATACCATCTTCATCTTCATAACCGTCATAATCTTCTAAGTCTTTGTCTTGTAATTCCATAGAATGATTTTTGATTATATCTCTATCCATAATAGAAGAACTATCTTCAAACATTCTCCACATTAAACCATCTACAACTAAAAATGTACGTTCAACTCCATCGTCACATACACGTTGTTCGTAATGAGCATTATTATCTGCGGAACTCATTACAACACCGTATGCTGAACCAACATATTTTTTATAAACGCCATTTTCATTTTTTGACAAAATATAATGATGGTCTGAAAAATCTTTCTCACCTAACGAGTCAGCTTTAATAAAGCCCACAATAGGAATATAGCCAAGTGTAGGAATTGCTTCATCTACAACTTCTTTTTCAAATACACTACCATTAAAATTCTGCCCAAGGTGCATCAACCACACCTTAACTTTAATAAATCTTTTATCTTCAACTGCATATTCTTCTGATGTTTTTTCAAACATAACAGGGTAAGATAATGCAGATTTTTTAATTTTAACATCTGACATTGTTATCACCCCTATCTGTCATTCTTTTCATTATCAGCAGTCTTTTGACCTTCTTCTGATAGAGTTTTGCCCTTGTCAGCATTTGTTGGTCTACCAGACTCACTACTGGTTGTTTCGACTGTGTTTCCGTTATATGAAGATGATAATGGAATGAAATTATTATGATAATCGAATACATCTTTATGAAGAATATAAGAACCTAATACACATGAAGGAGTCATATCTAAAGTGGCAAGCCATTTATCAATAACTGTTGCCCCTAATGTGCAAGCTTCTTTATATCGTTTTGACACCGTATCTCTATTGAAAATAGTGGTATCTAATAAATAGAATCTGAACTTATATCCTGTTTTATTAAATCTTCTTAGCTTAATATATCTGTTTGCCCAACGTTCTAATTGTCTGTAAACAAAATATATGAAACCAGAATCGTTCTCTACAGAAAATGTTACCGCAGTACCAGAAGATGAACCATTAAAATACTCCTTTGTTGCACCAGAAGAATTGTAAATTTCATCTATTGCGTCCGAAACATTATTACGAGTATTAGTAGAATCTTTAAAGCTAACAGCTTCACCATCAGCACCTAAAGTATGAATGATACCAATGTCGTCACTCATAGCTTCTCGGTTAATGTGAGCAAAAGCTAATAATGTTTTTGGAGTCAGCAAAGGTTTATCGATTGTAGTTTCATCAATAGGAACTTTAATCATAATCGCTTTATAGTTATCTGTTCTGGCAGACTGCAATTTTAATTTTTTATAAGTATCTAAGTCAAAAATATCTCTAATTAACCCGATAAGAATTGGGTAAGGATAAATCCATTGACTATTCATTTTTACACAAATTTGTTTATCTGCTGGTGGTAAATACCATCGTTGTCCTTTGTTTTCACAATAATCCATATATGCTTTTTGAACATAATCTGGATAAGCAGTTAATTGTTTTGGACTAATTGCAGGTAAATTGATTTTAAAGTTATACAATCCATCTTGAACTTGATATAACTCACATACTTGCAAATCCAATTTCTGAATAAAGAAATCAGAACTGCTTTCTACAACTAAGCCACAATATATATCTTGATATGGTAAATAACGTAAAATCTTAGCAAATTCATGTTTAAGATTCATATTTTCAAATCGTGCTGCTAATGTAGTATAAGACTTTTTAATTGTTTCAGCGTTAACATTTTCTTTTACATCGAATAAATCAATACCCCATTGGAATAAACCCATATTGGCATATAACATATTTAATCTATAGTAATGCGGTGACACCCTCATAAGATATTCAGAAGCCCTTAACAAAACACGCCATCCTATTTTGGGATTAGCTAAAGCACTATAAACATCTTCAATTTTAATTTCTCCCAAACAACCTGTATCTAATACATTCGTATTGGTACAAATATCTGAAACCATCAAACGTCTAAAAGTAGTTAAATCTACTTCTTCATTATTTTTTATAGCATTATTAAAAACATTTTCATCTTTTTCAAAATCTGATTTTGTATAGATAGGAATATATTTTACTTTCTTCTCTTTAGAAAGTTTTACTTTTGTAGCCATTTTTCATCCTCACCCCCTATCTGTTCTTAGTACATATTCGGTCTTTTATTAATTTTTCTAAACTGATTCACATAATCATTTATATCAAAATCGGTTTTAGGTTTACGCAATAATTCTCTTTCCAATTGACACTGAACCCAATAATTGTAAGCTAAAGAACTATATCTGTCTTTTCGCATCCCACTTTTTTCAGTGACTTTTACATTCGTACCTTTAATTTCATGTTCAAGACTAATTAATTCATATACCAACAATGTAGTTTGAATGAATGGTAATTTATACTGAACCTGTTCGAATGGCATCATTTTACTAAAACCTTTAATCTTTTCTTTTAATATTTCTTCTGCTTCAAATTCAGAAACTAAAAGATTGATTTTTCCATTTTGAAAACCTGTTCTAAGTAAAATACACGCTTCGGTATTAAATGTAGCATTAGCCTTAATAGACCAAATCACTTGTGGCGCATTTGGCACTTTACAACGTTCAGCCATAACTTTGTCATTACGGCAAGATAAAGCTGGATATACTTCACCTGTTTCTGGGTCAAACATATCTTGCATGATAGCATCAGCTACGCCAAGACCAATACCATTCGTATCTAAAACAAGGTCTGTACATTTATATCGTTTATATAATCTGCGAACAATTAATGCCAATTCTTCTGTTCTTAAACCTTCGAAGTTTTCTAAGTACACAATATTAGAAACATAGCTATCATTATTGGTGGGAATTGCACTATTAATAATAATAGAACTTGCGTCATTTTTATTTTTCTTAGAAGCCATAAGCGCAATATCGACCGATAATATACGCCTTTCATTGGTTACTAACTCTGGTATTCTAATACCTTTATCTATATCTATTAATGCTGGTGGATAAAATGGTGTTTTTAATTTTCTTCTTTGCGATATATCGTCAAATGAGAAGAAAGCACCATCAGTATCACCATAAAATAGACAACCCATTTCAACAGTCCAAGTAACTTCATCAAAGTCATCTTCTGACATTTCATCTTCTACTTGTTCTCTTGAAAGTAATTTTTCAAATACTGAAATTTGATAAGGTAAACCGCAGATAAAATATTTCTTTGAATCATCTAAGAAATTCACTGTATATGCTTTAGCCTTGTCAAATGACCAGTGCGATTTAAGCCATGCAGAACTCATATAGATTTCTTTATTTCGTTCTGTTAAATGTTGATATTCTGGTTTACTTAAATACATAGGCTGACGTGGAGCAGTTAAATATTTTCTAAGTACCGTATCAATAATCTTTTTATCTACCATACGATACTCGTCACATACTAAAACATTTCCTCTAAAACCACGACCTGTATCTGATGCAGTAACTACTTTAATCCAAGAACCGTTTTTAAACGCAACGACAGCTTTATTAAGACCTACAGAAGTTTCTTTCATATCTATTTCACGTTTAAGATTTTCTGAACCCCATCCGTAGTTCTTAATTAAATCTTCCATAATTTTTTGAAGAACTTCATTGCCTTGTGTTCGAGTTGCTGATGCAACTACAATTTTAGTCTTAGGATATAGAATACATCGAACTACACAAAATACCGCAGTTAGATATGTCTTTCCTTGACCCCTTGCGGCAAGATACATTATGTAGTTGTTATGCATCATTGCAAAAATAAGAATCTTTTGAAATAGTCTTAAATTTATATTTAAATAATCCTTACAAAAACGATGTGGATTTTCTCTGTAAAAACCACACCATTTAGCAACACCTTGTAAAATCTTTTGAGATTTTTCTAAAGCAATTTCTTTTTCTGACTTCTTAGGTTTAGCCATCTAAATCACCTCCAAACAAAGCGTCAAACAATGCTTCTGAATCACCATCTTCTGCTTCGTATTCTGGTTTAGTAACAGAATATTTAGCCATGAAATCATCGTAAGCTTTACATGGTGCATTTTTAATACCCATCATTTTAGATAAATGACCCTTAAAGAATATATTGATATATTTACCAATACGGTCAACATCCTTAAAATCATCATCCATTTCTGGAATTGGCTCAGTATTTTCCCATTTGTCAATCAAAGTACCAAAAGTCTGTGTATCAGAAATTGTTTCACCTTTATTTTGTTTAGGTTGCAACTTAGCTGCTTCAAGTTGTTTTAGATAGGTGTGGTTTAAGTCTTTAGTATCTTCTCCTGCTCTATCAGCTTTTAATAAATCTAACTGAGTACGACAAAGACGTTTAAAAATTTCTTCTTGTGATTTTGTTTCACATTCATGTCGTGCAATCCAATCTTGGTATTGAGAATAAAGATAAGTATAATCTTCATTACTAAAACCTTTACCAAACATTTTAATTGCCGCTTTTATTTCATCATTATGTTTTTTATCATTATCAGTAACAATCAAAAAGTCCTTAGTGTCATCTTTTGATAAACGTTCCATAATTGTGTCATCGTATCTTTTTTCCATATAGGGATTGATAGCAGTTCGCTTTAGATACGAAGCAATTACAGAACCATTAGCACTATAAGAAGCATCTTCAATAGCTAAATCAAATACTACTTCTGTAAAATATACATCTAATAGCATACACATATGCTCTACAGCCATACGTTTAGGATTTACTGATTCCAATTTTTCATATTGTTTACAAAAATCGTTATATAATTTTTCAATACATTTTTTACAATAAGGCAGCTTGCCTTTCGCTTTGAATAGTTTACTGCTCGATGAAGTAAAGTCTTTAGTAGTCAAAGCTTTACCACAATGTACACAGCACACAACATCCTTGGTGACAAGTGCCTTTTCTGACCTTGGATAAGCCATTGGGAACACCGCCATTTCTTTACAATAAAAAAAAGACGCTGCAAAACGTCTAACAAATTATCTATTTCTAATTGGTGTGTAAATCACATCTGTTAACCCATCTTCATAGTCAAAAACAAATGATTTACACTGTTTTAGAAGTAGAA